ACAAAGAGATTCAGATCATCTTGTTATCCCTAATTCTATCATTATTTATGCAAATAGTGTCTGTATTCCCTGATACAATTTAACAAAAATTTATGCCTATTAGTATAACTTATGACTTCTTTCTAAGTGGCACATCAATCTCCCATGAGGATGATTTTAGTTTTACCATATTAAAGTTCTTCTTAAACTCCTTCTCTCTTGCCTTCTTCTCCTTTTCCATAGTTATGTCAAGAGATTCAACAGTTCTCTCACCATAATGAGTCTCTTTTATATCTAAGTATTCTAAAACTGCCTCATCTACCATAGAATATAGTGTATCCCATGTTAGAGTATCTCTTAACTTAGATGCAATTCTATCCACATCATTCTTGTCAAGATACTCACCCTTCACTATCTTCTTTGCATAGTTTTCATACTCTGTTAGGAGTCTTGCTCTAATATCTACCAACTCATTAAGGTTGATAGTTATCTTCACATCATCATCAATTGCCATTTAATTTTCCTATGTACTGATAAATTAAATCCCACTTAAACTCAAAGGTTTCACCTCTCTCATCTTGTAGATAGAAAGGAATATTGGGATGTA